CATTTGAAAACGCAGCCAATAGATTTTTAGTTTATGAGTATTATTTGCAAGATGTACCAGTTACCGAAGTGAACAAAATGTTTTGGGAACTTTATGGATTCGATTACATTATTGTAGATGGAGACCAATGTCATCCCACTCATTTGCCAGCTGATATTTCAACTTTAGGATACTCTTTGAAAGTGTTTGCACAACCACACAATTTAAAGAAATGGGAGGAAATGCAAACTAAATTTAAATTCATGCAGCTCAAAGAAGCTGGAATGGAAAAAGATGGAGCTGACAATGATATAGTTGAGTTCTTAGAAAACCAATGTGTTAGTGATGTGATAGTTGTGACAGGAGACATTGGATTAACAGAAAGAGTGCAAGCTCTAGGAATACCTGTCACACAAAGAATAGGATGGGCTATGAGAAGCTTATCTTATCATAAAATGAGGATGATGACCCAAAGCAAATTTACCCCAGAGCAGATGAAAAAGATTGCATGGGATGCTGGATATACAGTAGTGCCTAGCCTAGAAGCGCAGAGCTCAGAGACAGTGACTACGGATACTGCAATACTGTTACCGGAAGTGTCAGAACAAGTAGATTTGACGACATATAAGGATGTAATGGGTACAGATATGCCAGAGAAAGTAGGAGGATTTAGCAAGATGAGAATGAACGCAGACCCTTACAATACAAGAGGATTAGAGAATTTGGTGGAAAGAGAATATTTAATTAAATCTTTCGAGTGGGAAGGAAATCACCCATCAGGAGGAATTATTGAAGAATTTTATCTGCCAGGAGCATTAATAGATGTTGCACCATTCATTGTTGATAAAATAAAAGGATTTTTATATTTCAACTTTGATATGGAGATCACAGTAAGAACAAATGCAACTATGATGCATTCAGGAGCTTTGATGACGTGTTGGTTGCCTTCACACAGAGAAGTCGTTGGAGAAAGCATTAAATTAAGCAACTTATATACTGCTATGCAATGCAATTCTCATATTCTAAGCGCAGGAACGCAGAAAACAGTAAAGTTTACAGTGCCTTATACGCAACCTCAATTGTTTTACACAGTTGATGAAGTTTTAGAAGAAAAAGCAGCACCAGTTCATGGATTAGTTAAGATTTTTGTACTACATCCATTGATGCTATGCGGTGCTACTGGAACACCAAAAGTAACAGTTTCAGTATTTGCAAAATTCAAAAATTTCAAACATGCAGGACCAACAACTAATGCTTTCTTAGGAGCCAAATTTGAAGGACAATCAAAAAGCGAAGCTGCAAGCAAAAGTGGGAAAGGGATAATAAGTACTACTTTA